ATAATACAGCCAGATGGGGCTGTATTGATATTGATATTTATCCTTTAGACTATCAAAAATTAATCAATGATATAAGAAAATTAAAATTACCACTGGTACCATGTAGGTCAAAAAGTGGAGGAGTTCACTTATTTTTATTCTCCAAACAAAAAATAGCTGCAAAATTAATAAGAAATAAACTACGCGAAGTTGCAGCTTTCATAGGTTATTCCACAGCTGAAGTATTTCCAAAACAAACAACCATTTTAATATCAAAGGGGGACTGGGGAAATTTTCTTAACCTTCCTTACTATGATGTAAAAAAGACCAGACGATATGCCTATAAGGATGATGGCACAGCAGCCACATACCAGGAATTTTTAGACTTGCATCAGAAATATGTGGTTGAAGATATTAATGAAATTACAGTTCAAGTTTCAGAAGGAGTTATAAAAGATGGACCTCCCTGCCTTCAGCAGCTATGCACCCAGGGATTTCCCGAAGGCACACGCAACAATGGATTATTTAATATAGGAGTTTATTTAAGAAAATTTGATAATGATAATTGGAAAACATTATTGGAAGAACACAACAGAAGTTATATGAAACCCCCACTAGCGGCACAGGAAGTTGTCGTTGTCCAAAAACAATTAGAAAAAAAGAACTATAATTATAAATGTAAGGAACCACCTATTAATGCCTATTGCAACGCCACTCTCTGTCGCACTCGTAAGTATGGCATTCAAGGAGACAATGGTCCTATAGATATAACCTCTTTAGCAAAATTAGATACGCATCCTCCCGTCTGGTTTCTTCAAGTTGGAGAAGATGCAAGATTAGAATTACAAACAGAGGAGTTGCAGGTGCAGCATAGGTTTCAGCGAGCATGCATGAACACATTAAATACAATGCCCCCTCTTGTAAAGCCTTCAGTATGGCAGGAGAAAATCACCCAGTTAATGGAAGAGAAAAATTTGACCGTGATCCCTGTCTCTGATGATGGGTCTGTCGCTGGTCAGTTTGAAGCTTACCTCCAAGAGTTTTGCACTGATCGCGTACAGGCTCTAACTAGAGATGATATTCTCCAGCATCGTCCATGGACAGAAAATAAAAAAACATGGTTTAGACTAAATGATCTTCAGGACTACCTTACAAGGAAAAAATTCAATTACTATAATCCTGGACAAGTAATTGCAAGATTGAGAGATCTTCAAAATCGTCCTCTTACAGAAGAACAAAGGAAAAATCTTAAAGATGAGGATCGTTCGGCGAGATGGAATCTCAAAGGAAAGACAGCTCGCGTTTGGTGGGTACCAGAATTTCCAAAACAAGATTCAGATTTTAAAATAAAGGAGATAGATGAAATACCATTTTAGTAAAATAATGAAAGGTCAACATAGTGAATTTACTGCTGCTGGTTGGCTCGTAAAACAAAATTATTTAGTTTATTTTAAGACACAGGATAATGACCCCATGGATTTAGTGGCAGTTAAAAGAGATACAGGAGATGTTTTAAAGATAGATGTCAAATCTGTATCTTTCAGAAAGACATGGAAACCAGGAACTAGAATTTGTAGAGTTACAAGCAATTATCAAAAGCAATTAGGCATTATAATTTTATATGTTTATCCAGATGGAAGGTGTGATTTTCATGGCAAAAGTTAATATTATATTAGGCTCACCCGGCACAGGCAAGACGCATACTCTATTGGGTATAGTGGAGAAGAAGCTCGCCGAGGGAGCGCATCCCTATAACATAGCATTCCTTGCTTTCACTACAAAGGCGGCACACGAGGCGAGGGACCGGGCAATGGAAAAATTCAATCTAGAGGAAAAAGATTTAATGTATTTTCAGACACTGCATGCGTTTGCGTATCATAGGCTCGGATTAACTAAATCAGAAGTCATATCCAAAAGTAATTATGAAGAATTTGGAATTGCGTTTGGTATGGATGTAGGAAATGTATATGTAAATGACGAGATAGGATCAACTACTCTCGATAATCAACTATTGAATGAAGCTAATCAAGCTCGACTTAGGTGCAGAGATCTACGTGATCATTATCAACAAATAAAATTAGATGCATCATGGTTTTCATTTAAAAAGGCAAAAGAATCATACGAAGAATTTAAAAATAAAAGGCAGCTCTTGGATTTCACTGACTTTATAGATAACTTTATTCAAACAGGAGAAGTACCTCCTCTGGATTTTGTTTTCATTGATGAGGCGCAAGACTTATGTGCTCTCCAATGGAAGATGCTTCGGAAAATATGTAAATTTGCCAAGGAAGTTTACATAAGTGGCGATGACGATCAAGCCATTTATCGCTGGCTGGGGGCCGATGTAGAATATTTTATTGAAATGAAAGGAGAAGTACAAGTCCTTCATCAATCTCATAGATGCGCTCAGGCAATTCAAGATCTATCACAGGTAATTATTCAAAAGGTTCAACACAGAAGACCCAAGAAATGGATTGGAACTGCGGAAAAAGGATTAATTAAATATCATGCTTATCCAGGGAGTGTCAATATTCATAAAGGAGAATGGTATGTTTTAGCGAGTGCTAATTATATGCTGAATGACATTCAAAGAGAAATTAGAATCCAAGGACTTCTTTATACATTTAAAGGTAAATTACCAATTTCTAAAAAATTATTAAATTCTGTTGACTCCTGGAAAAGATTAAATGAGGGAAAGGAAATAACTTTAGAAGAAGTTAAAGATATTTATTCTTATATTTCATCTGGAACTGGAATAGAGCGAGGGTACAAGTCATTAAAAACAGCCGATAAAGAGACGTATGATACTGAGGAACTTGTGATGCACCAAGGATTATTAGTATCAGGACAACCATGGGACGTGGCCCTTGATAAGGTAGGAGATAGTGATTTATTATATTTAAGAGCCATGGAGCAAAGAAATCACTATATTACTGATGAACCAAAAATTCATGTAACTACTATTCATGGAGCTAAAGGGGGAGAAGCAGAGAATGTAATGCTTTTCACTGATATTTCACAAAAAACCTTCGAGGAAATGCAAATTAATCCTGATGACACACACCGACTATTTTATGTTGGAGTAACACGGGCAAAAAAAGAATTACATATTATTAAACCTCAGCGATACAATGGCTACGACATATGAGCGCCCATAAAAAACAAATAGGGGGAGATCACTACAAGAAAATGGCAATCCAGCCAAGCCATTATATTGTTAAGAATAAACTCGGATGGTATGAGGGAAACATTGTCAAGTATATTACAAGGCACAGCGTCAAGGGAGGAAAGCAGGATGTGGAAAAAGTTATCCACTACGCTGAATTACTTCTTGAAGACCGATACATTCCTAAGAAGTCTCGAGGTGAGATTATGGGAGAAATAACTAGAAAACACGTTAAAAAACTAGCAAAGGAACTAAAATGAAAGATTTATTTTCAAAAGAAATTGACTCGGAATGGGTAGCTCCAACGACCTTTCCGGATCTGAGCACGCATAATAAAGTTGCCATTGATCTGGAGACATGCGACACGGAATTAATGGCAAGAGGGCCGGGATGGCCCACTGGAAATGGACAGGTTATTGGAATTTCTGTCTCGTCAAATGGATTCACAGGATATTATCCTATTGCTCATGAAGGTGGGGGGAATATGGATAGGGAAAAAGTTATAAAATATATTAACTCACTGTGCATAGACGATTCAATTGACAAAGTGTTTCATAATTCTCAGTATGATATTGGATGGCTAGGAACCTTAGGAATAGAGGTCAAGGGAAAAATTCATGACACATTGGTAGCAATGGCATTAATAGATGAGAATAGATTTTCCTATGGTCTTGATAGTTGTGTCAAGGATAAACTTGGCGAGCGCAAAGATGAGACAAAATTAAAAGAAGCAGCAGTGTCTTTTGGAATAGATCCTAAAAGTGAAATGTATAAATTACCCCCGCAATTTGTGGGTAAGTACGCAGAAACAGATGCTAGATTAACCTTAAAACTAATGGAAAAATTATCAGCGGAAATTAAAGTTGATAACCTGGATACAATATATGATATAGAATGCCGTTTGATCAAAGTGATCCTCAGCATGACCAAAAAAGGGGTAAGAGTGGATGTTCAAAATTCCATCAAGCTATTAGAACGTTTTAAGAACAAAGAAAAGAAGCTAGTAAAGAGAATAAATCAATTAACTGGCCTAAGAGTGGAAATATGGTCAGCTGCATCTGTTGCAGCAGCTTTTGACGCTTGTGAGTTGCCTTATGAAAGAACAGAAAAGACAGACGCGCCTTCCTTCACAAAAATGTTTCTCACTGATCATCCGCATGAACTTCCCTTATTAATTACACAGGCGAGAGAATTAAACAAGTTACAGGGAACTTTCTTAAATAGTGTTTTAAGATATAATAAGGACGGAAGAATCCATGCCCATATTAACCAAATACGCTCCGATAGTGGGGACACTGTTACAGGTCGTTTCAGTTA